CGTTCCAAAGATTGCATACAGAACGGTCTTTGATGCGATTGCCTTCCTTGATAATCACCCGAAGCTAAAAGAGAAATATAGCCCCTATGTCTGTTCCGTCTGCGGACAATGGCATATAGGGCACTTACACAAAATGAAGAAAAGATGAAAACACTATATGATCTCAAAGTCGGGGATTTGATCCTAGAGAAATATCGATACGATACGGTTATTTCAAAAATCACTGCTATTACTCCAACTCAGATAGTTGTGGGTAGGTGTCGGTATAGAAAGAAAGATGGCCGCCTAGTCGGCAATAGCGATTCTTGGTTTGTCCGAAAAATCGAAATTCCTACCGAGGATGATATTAGGAAGATTAAAGAAAAGAGGATTGTCCATAAGGTGTTAACTCGAATGAGGAATACAGATACTATAACTTACGATCAGGCGGTAGCAATCAGTAAAATACTTGGAATAGATGAATAAACGAAAGCTAATACCAAAGAAGATTAGACAGCAAGTCTATGAGAAGTGTCTGGGACATTGTGCTTATTGCGGATGTAAACTTGACATCAAGGATATGCAGGTTGACCACTTGGATTCAGTCTATCGTGCAGAGTATGAGGGAAGAGAAGCGGACAACTCCATTGACAACTTTATGCCAGCCTGCCGTCAGTGCAACTACTACAAAGGCACTTCCACGATAGACGAGTTCAGAAGAAAAATACTGCAACTTGAGAGAACCGCACTTATTGCCTTTCCGGTAAGGCTAGCACAGAAGTATGGAATTATCCAAGTCAAGGAGTGGGATATGAAGTTTTACTTTGAAAAATTAAAGGAAGATGGCAAAAGATAGAGAAATGGTTACTACAAATGGTAGAGCAGCGTTTTATGCCTGTATGTGGGATGACTTCAGACAGGCAGCAATGGACTGCGGATGGGCGCTCGGGCTTCACGGCAGTCTTAATTCGGATATGGATATAATGGCTATGCCTTGGGTGGAGAGCGCTCTACCCGCAGACGAAATGGTTGCACACCTTATAACTGAATGTTTTGGCGGGAGCGTATGGGCTCAGCCACCGCACTTCAAGAAGAGTGCGCCGGGAGATAAACCGAACAATAGAATTGTCTATACTATTCCGATATTCGCCGACTTCTATCTGGATATAAATGTGATTGCTCTATGAAAAAGTACGATCCGCAGATTTACCCAAGGACTCTTTTTGTGATAGAGAATCTTGATGAACTGAAACTGTTCCACGGTAGGGGAGGTGTGAATGAAGAGATCGAAATGTCACCTTCAAGCCAAGCAAGGGTGTGGCCAGCAGTGGAGAAAGAGACTGGCCAGCTTGGTGTTGCGGTTTATTATCGCAGCCTATGGTTTGACACCATCGCGCACGAGGCCGTACATATTGCAAATGTCGTTTTTGGCGATCTTGATGTGGCGATGAATTGGAGCGATGATGAACACTATGCCTACTTCGTCGGATGGATAGCTGAGAAGATAGGAGAAGCACATAATCTGAAAATTATAAAGAGCAAGAAGAAATGAATCGACGAAAGGATAAAAAATTGCTTCGGCAAGTATTAAACGAAGTAATGCGACAAAAAGCCTTTGGCGGTCAAGAAATAAGGTGGCTGTATTCTTTAGGCATAAGCGGTAAGAAATGCCAACGAAAACACGGAGAATCCTTGGAACACTATTGTGATAGACTTTGGAAGTATTGGAAATATAATCTAAGATAGTATGATCAAAGCAACAGAACTACAAATCGAAATAGATTGGAAACTATGAAACATACATCATTATCCGGCACAATATCTCCCTCGCCTGAAGTCTTAAAGTGGTTTCAGGACGCAATGGATAAGTTTGAGAAAGATAAAGAAAAGGCACTCCGTCTCTTCTTCCTTATGCAGTTTGGCATACCTTTAAGATGTGCTGAAGGTGAGAAGAAAATTCTTCACTGGGAGAATAGGCGTGGCTATTCGGAGTATCATTATAACGATTCTTGTTTTGCGATTGAAGATTATTCGCAAAAGCATTCCTTTCAATCTTCAATGAGCAAGGAGGCTCAATCGGAGTGGCTGTTGAATATGCCGATGAAGGAGTTCAAGATATTTGGAATGACATTTGAAAAATAATTAAACGAAAAGGCCGTTTTTGCAGACTTCTTGCAATAATGGCCTTTTGAATATAAACTTTTGAGGATGATTACACAAGATCTGCGCAGAATCATTTGCGCCAAGGAAGTGCAAGACACAGCTAACGTCGCACTGCAAAACGTCAAGGAAGCACTTGCGCCCCGTCTTTCAGACGTGAGCCTGATGGAGGAGGTGTACGCCAAATTCCGGGAGTATGTCGCTGGCATCAAGTCGTCACGACACTCTGAGCGAAGAAGAGAGTTTCTTTTCATCTTCGCCTATCTCTACTGCCCGACAGTTCTCGTGGGGGGTACTATGCCGAAAGGGTACAGAGGCAAGCTCAAAGAACTACTGCACGTGGAGTCACCGAGCGCGATCTCTAATTACACTTCTGACCTCTTCTTCTTGTATAATCACTATCAAGATTTTCGTGAAGTGGTAGAAGGAGCATACGCCTATATCGCAGAACGAATGAAAATTGAATGAGAGAAGATAGATGCAAATCAGAGAGACTTGCGATAGTATTAATGTAATATGGCTTACTTTATGCTTATAAGGACGAAAAACGAACGATATGAGCGATATTGACTTCATAAGGATAACTTCTATGCTTATTCTGCCAAAGTGCCTAGAAACGTCTGCAAATCCCGTTAAAACGGCTGTCGATTACGCAGAAGAACTTCTCAGAGAATGCCAAGAGAGAGAAAATTTGTAGAAGTCTGTAAATATCTTGAAAAAAGTATTGCACAAATCAAAATTAATTGTACCTTTGCAATACCAAATCAAATGAATGACAGATATGAGAACAAATTTTCAGATGGTACGTGAATTTTCAGACTATATGCCTGCAAAGAGAGGCTTCACAAGCAACGAAGAGATGCAGAGAATAGCAGAGCATTTTGGCCTTGCAGAAATGAATGGCCTTGAGCTTCAGAACCTCAGAGATTTCGTTGTATTGTTCTATACAAGCAATGACAATCTTTTTGACAAGAGAGAGGCTATGCTCTCGATTACAGCTGTTATTGATATTTACCTTTATAGAAATTAAGGCTATGAAGACTACAAATGAAAAGGCATTCGTTGATACTTGCATTTCGGTTTATGATGAGCTTCGTTCTTATGATGCTGGCAGCAACTATCTCTCTGACTCTCATATCATAGAGTATCCAGATGGCACAAAGAAATGGGTTGTGTCGGGTCATTATCACGACACAATAAGGGTATTTGATCACGAGCCTACAAGGGCAGAGATAAATAACGCGATTGTACTTCATTTCAATATGCACAGTCGTTTCTACATTAGATAATCAATATGAGACCACAAGACAATGAGCCCTGCAACAACTGCAGGCACTGGGACTATTGTACTGGCTGCAAAGAAGGTCGATATAACTCAGCAAGTATGGTGATTTTTGGTCACTGTGGATTTTGCAAGCCAAGAGAGAACAACGATAATGAGTAATGCTATGATGACTCAAAAGCTTTTAAATCTGAAAAGAATGTCTGCCATCAATATAGCGGTCAATGAAGGCCGGGTCTATCTGGTCTTTCAGGATGGCAGAAAGAACTATGGCTATAGGGTCAAAGACCTTGAATATGCTAATAAAGTTCTAAAGACAATCGAAAGGGATGATCCTAAATGGTGGCGCGTGTTAGGCGAACCCGTAGAGGTCTATTTCAAGAAAGGACAAGAGGAGTAATGATATACTGAAAGTTGTATGGAATAAGGGACATACTTGGAAGATACTGAAAAGGTATGTTAATGGCAGATTAGAGTCATTCAAATACAACGGAGAATGGTACGTACCGATAGATTCAGCGATCCGAACTGGATGGAAAACGATAATGAAGGATAAGATATGAGAACGGCAGACATAGAAGACATCCGCTTAGAAATGTGGCTTCGTGAAAGGGAAAGAGGTGAGATACGATGGAAGACAAAAAGTGGAGAGGAGATTCCAATTAAAGATTTGTCAGACAAGCATCTTGAAAACATACTGAAGATGGTGGAGAGGGATGCTGTATCAGATGATGTTTACTATTTCGACCCATTGCACGATTTAGATTAAGGAGGAAAAATAATGGAAAGAAATGTACCTTTTAAAGCATATATAGTAGATACTGAAGAAGTAATAACTGTTTATTATGCAGGTTCAACTGGTCACGATATGGTAGATATCTATAAAGACGGATATGGTAATAGTTATCGTATGTGTTATGAAAAGATACAAAATGCACCTAAAAATCTTCCAATACTAAAATTATTCTATATCTACGAAGGGGATTCACGAAGAAAAAAATACCTTCAAAAATGCGAAGACGCTTTACAGGAGAATATGACTTTTAGTCTTTTTCTTACAAAACATTTTTTGCAAACCTGTTCTGATAAAGAACTTTTTGTCTTGGCAAGAAAATTCTTAAAGATAAAGGAGGAAAGGAAATGAAACTATTAGTTATACTTATGGCACTTATAATGTTGTGCTTAATTCTTATTGTTGTAGCAGTTGTAATAGATTCTTCTACACTTGGACAATATGCAGCCACAGGATTGCTTATATCCTTTGTGGGCTTTGTAGTTACAGGAGTTACCATTGGTATTTGTACGCCAAATTACGAACCCACCGCCCCTGATGTGTACCGAGGCAAGACCACCTTGCAGATAACTTATCAGGGATAGTGTGGCAATAGATTCAACGGTTGTTTATAAAGTAAGATAGGTATGAAAAACATTTATGCGGTTGCAAATCCGATGTGGTACGCGGACACTTTTATTTTCTCATATATGGAGGACTTTGGGTGTTATGTGTATGTCAAGGTTAATCACGCCAATAAGATAGAAGAGATAGGAATCAATCTCGAAATAAGGATGCACAACACCAAGTTTGAAGATATGAATAAAACCGAAGCATCGAGGTTACAGAAGTCTATTTTTAACAGAATCGGTAATGAATATTGGTGGGGTTTATATAATCAATATCAAAGGAATCGTTATGGAAACCAACTTCAATTTCAAATCTGTCCCTCAAATTTGGGATGATTATAAAGTTCTATTTGTTTTCTCTGATGATGGCATGGTGTCTTGTCGATTGAGTTTCTATAACGACACTCCGCAAGAAGCCGTTATATCTGACCTGTATGTTCACGAAAGCATAAGAAAACAAGGTGGTGCAACATCCATTCTTAATTGGTGTTTTGAATGTGCAAAAGATAACAGATGTAATTCTGTATCTCTCAGAAGTGACAACGATGATTGGGTTAGAGAGTGGTATAAGAGAATCGGTTTTGAAGTAGAATCAAGTCAAGTGTGGCTTAAAAAGGAAATTTAGTATGACAAGAAAAGAAGAAATAGAAAAAGAGGCATTTAATTATATCAATAGCGATGCCGTATCTCCCGAAAATATGCAGCTTGCATTCGGAGATTTCATCAATGGAGCAATGTGGGCTGACGAGCATCCGAATCAGACATTCCTTTTAGATGCATTGAGTGACTTGAGGCAAGTAAGAAAGGCTTTAGATAAGATTGATAATATGGAGCTTGACCATGAAGTTGCAATCGAAGTCTATTACGCAAAGTACAAGCTTGCCGATGCCTATGATAATATTGAACTTTTGATTGATGAGGAGGAGTAGTTATGGTTGAATTTAACTTTAAGTCACAGAGAGCAACGACAATAGAGCAGAGCGAAAGGCTGATTGCTCTCGGTCTCAGAAAAGAGACTGCGGATATGACGCACCATTACCTGAACTCTATAGATAGTTATGAACTGAAGGATATAGAATTCTCAAGAATCATGCATCTGCAAGAGTTGGTAAACAAGAAGCCTGTACTCGGAAGAAATGGCGATGACTTGTATGCCAAGGATATTCCAGCGTGGGGTTTACATAGACTGATTGAGGTCCTTGACACAAATCCATTTGTCTTCTACCTTAATTGCGGTTATGATAATGTCATTGACCATGTGGAGGAATACATCAAGGAAGGGTTTATTGATACAAGGTATCTGGAGGAATGGTGTTTAAATGAGGAGGAATAGTTATGATACGAAAGAAAACATATGTAGTTACAGTCAATGTACCTGATGAATGTAATTTTGAGGATGTTTTGAAATCAGCATTTGCTTATGGTTGGGTGCTTGAAGTCAAAGAGATTCCAGAAAACTTGTAATAAAGAAGTAAGATGAAATTAATTGAAAGAGTAGAAAAAATTGTAGGGTATAGAGTCGCTTATACAGATGATTTTTCTGATAGAGACTATAACAGAGTTATGAGACAACTTATGCTCCGCCTTATTGATGTCGAAGAAATGTTCCCCGGGGAGTATGATTACTATGAAGATGTAAAAGAGGAATATCTACCTGATTTCCTTAAATGCGAAGAAGATAGAGATTATAGTTATTCTGTAGAAATGTCAAGAGGTGGTGGATATATATTAGTTGTCACTGATTGGTCTACAGACTATAGACGAGATACTGTTATTAAAATTCCGTCATTCATTCTTGAGGAGAATTGGTGCAACGATGTTGAATCTCAGAGAATCAGTCGACGCATCAATGAAATTGACAAGGAAATCAATCGAATTGAAGTAATTATGGCTTCTGGTACGGGTCAGATTATGGAACTTAATAAGGAAAAGAGTGAACTCGAATACAAACTTCAAGATTTAAAGAAATAGTATATGGAATACAAAGTAGGAGATAAAGTACGAATCAAAAGTCTTGATTGGTATAATGAGAATAAGGATGATAACCGTGAGATTAAATTCGAAAATGGTATATTCACAACTCTTAAGTCAATATTTCTTGGTCAAATCATGACTATTGAGGAAATAACACTTGAGAAGCAGTATATTCTTATGGAAGATATGTATAAAACCTTGTGGACAGATGAAATGATTGAAGGACTTGTGGAAGAGGAAACTAAACCACTTACTTATGAAGAAACGGTAGAAATCATTGAAGCGATGCAAGGTATCGGTGATTCGTGGGAATGCCCACAAGGATATCAATTCGTTGACGAGAACGGCAATGTAATCAGCGCAACGAAGATTGTCTTGGAAAAGAAGAAAAAGGAGTATCCGAAGACTTTTCTTGAATGTTGTGATGTGCTTAACATAGGAAATTTAATTGAGCGTGGTGTCAAAGGATATAAAGCAGAATTGTTTGATACTCTTCAAAAACTCCTCATCTGTCGCGATGCCTATTGGAAGATAGCAGGAGAGGATCTGGGATTGGGGAAACCTTGGGAGCCTGATTATGATAGTGGAGTAGATAAGTACGGCATAATCTGTATGAATGGAGTTGTGCAGGAATCCAATCCTACTACTAATTGGGAAAGACATCTTAATAAAGTTTTAGACTTTCCAACACCAGAAATGCGAGATGCTTTCAAGGAGAATTTTGATAAAGATTTAGAGTTTTGTAAGGAGTTGTTGTAATATGGAAAGGTATGATTCAAAGAGTTGTCAACGCCTCAAGGAAAAGATAGCCAACGAGGATAGTATCAAAGAAAGGCACAGACTTATCAATAGGTATTTAGGACAACGAATAACACTTGTTGAGTCTGTAATTGCTCACGAATTTCCAGATGATGTTTCTTATGAGGAAATGATTGAGTGTCTTTGGGAAGACCTCAAGATGGTACAAGAGCAAATTAAGTTGACCTATCATAAAGTGTTATAACTATGGCAACACTAACAAAGAAAGACTTGCTTGAGGCTATCGAGGATATGCCGATGGATGCGAAAGTAGAGTTCTATCACTACAATATAGGATATGCTAAAGTTTATAAGGCATCTTACAACGAAGAACTTAATACGATTGAGTTATGCTAACAGAAAAAGACTACTGCGACTATGATACTTGTGTCGCTTTGAAAGAGTTGGGATACCCGCTGACATCGAAAGAGGTTCGTTATGAAGATAAAGCTGTCTTCGTCCCTGGAGTCCTATTGTACTCTGCTCAGAAGTGGCTGAGGGAAGAGAAGAAGATTGTCGTATTGGTCGGCTTTGACTTTTGCCCGATAACATCGGAGATTGTGTATAATTGGGTAATAGTCGTGAATGGGAATACTGCAAAGAAATCTTCATATACTTATGATTACTTTGAAGAAGCCCTTTCCAAAGGTATCAAGGAAGCTGTTAAAATTTTGAAAGAAAATGAAACAATACACAAATAAAGACCAAACCGCCAAACTCATAGAGTTGGGGTTTCCGAAGCCGAAGCCAAGTTTCTATCAGAATGGAGCGACTTGGATTCAATGCGATGGTAATTATTCCATCGGAGAACTGATTGAGTTCTTGCCAAAGAGAATTGATAGTGGATTGATTGACTTTTTCTTTGGAAGAATAGAGTGGTTTATAAGATATGAGGATAGACACGAAATGCCACCATTAACGCTAAAGCAATGGCTATCAAGAGAACTCATTGACGCACTATTTTGTGCTTGTGTAACACTTAAAGAGGAAGGAGTGGTATGACTAAAGAAGAAGCATATAACAAGGTAGAAAAGACTATCGAAGAATACTTTGAGTTCGTCTCCCTCGTCAGGAGGATGAGACAGGCGCAAATAGAAAAAGATGAATCAGATCAAGGATATAGGACTATACCTCATATTGGCATTCTTGAGAAAAAAGACAGACTTGAATCCGAGGTTGATGAATACTTAAAGAAGATTGAGAATCATAAATGAAGAAAGTGAAAATAGGACAAGTGAGGCACCTTGAAATTAAGGGTACTCTCGGAGCTTGCCTTGATAAGCTCGATGAATACTTTGGTCTGAAGGATCTTTCGGCAAAAGTAAGAATGGTGATTGACATAGAAGATGACAATGAGAAGGTTCGTAAATAGTGTTGCATCTGTCAACCGGATTCTGTGTGTTGAGAATAAAGGTGTTGTCGTTGTGCTGAATGACGGAAGCAAAGGTTATACTCCCGGAGAAGTATGTGCTTTTGAGTTCTCCAATCACACCAAGTATGCTAAGGTATTCGGAGTTGACAGGTCTAACTCACGAGACGTGGCTCTGTGTTTCGGAAGACAATTCTCCGAAGAGGAAATCAGAGAAATAGAAATGGTAAGCAACAATCGTTAGGTATGATAAAATACAAATGTACCAAGTGCGGTTCAATTAGTATATACCGCATCAAAGAATGCCCGTTTTGCGGGTGCAAGGAGATAGTGGATATTACCCCTCGCAGAGAAAATAGAAAGTCGGTTCTGAAGCTGCTATTGATCACGTTCGTGCTATATACGGCAGTGACCTGTATGATAATGAGATTCGCACACCCGGAATATACGGAGACAGAGCTGTTTCTAAACCTTCCTAAAGCATTGATTCTTAATTTTAAGTGACGCAAGCTTCGATGAAAATGCCAAGAAGAAATTTGCTATGATTGATTAAAGTATTACCTTTGCAAAAAAAATATAGATTATGCAGTTCTGGTTACAAATTAAAGACGCAAACTTTTCTGCAAACATAAAGGATGTTGAAATGGGAGTATGGGATGGCGTAGGGGAGGAGTGGAAACACCTCCGCCAACAGGTTGTAGATGATTTTGTACCTCAAGAGGTGGTGAAGCGAAAGCTCAAGGAGAATATAATCAGACTCTTTAGCGAGGAACTAGATAAGTATTTAGATAGTGTTTTTTAAGACTAGGTGACGTGGAGAATAATAAGACTTGGGGAGGTAAAAGAGAAGGAGCAGGAAGAAAATCCTTGCCCGAAGGGCAGAAGCGTGTTAATCTGGTAGTGAAGATAAAGCCCGCTATTGCCAACGAACTGCGCCAGATTGCCAAGGAAAATAAGGTAAGCGTCAGTTCGATTGTAGAAAATATCATTGAGAATAATCTATGAAAATACCCCATCTCAGTCGAGGTGGGGTTTCTTATGTCGGCAGCAGTCACAAAGCAGATGATGTATGGCAGGAAAGGTGTCCCGCGCTAGCTCGCCGCTCATATATGCTACTTCCTCTCCATTGGGATCGAAGTGCAGCTCGGATGCGATATGTCCCTTGAGATGTTGGAACTCGTGCTCGAAGGAGTTGAAGAACTCCGCAGCGGAAGAAGTCTTGGCTATCACGAGGACTGAATCACGCAGGAGAGGATTGCTGTAGCACAGACCCGTATCAAGGGTGCAGGAGCTCATATTCTCATACGCACTGCGAAGGATGTCGCTGTCGGCACCTAGTCTGTACAGTTCTTTCATAATCTCCCCGGTCCAATAGCACGTCTGCGAATAGTACGCCTTGACGCGCCATCGGTACTTGGGTAGATATAGTGTCTGCCGTATCATAGGAACATCCCCCAGTCAACGGGGTTGTGTCTGAATATCATCTTCGTGTACCAGCAGGCCATAATCTCTCCGTCAGCCGCATCCGGGTCGTCAATCACGATCTTCACATACATAGCCTGCGCCCTCTCGTCGGAAAATGGACTGACATCCATATCGGACTTCGCCATATTGGCCACGAACACGTAGTCCCATCCGACAGACTTCTCCAGCTTCACGCCGTACTTCTGGAGCATCTGGTCAACTTCCTCCTTTCCCAAAGGCTTGATAGGCTTGTTGTCCTTATCCTTTAAGAACTGCACGGCATACTCGCACGCTTTCTTGTTGAAATGCCATCCGTTCTCGCCTAAATAGGCTGATTTGTCATAATCGTACATAGCTTCCTAAGATTAAAGGGGCAGGGTATTCTATATGCCCCACCCCTTGATAAATGTTTACATAAACATCAGTGGGTTCACATCCGGCCACTGCTGGTTCGGATAGCCTCCCTGCATTCCTTGCATCCCCTGCATAGGGAACTGCCCCTGCATCTGGTGCCCGCCCCATCTCTGGCCGTAGCTTCCGTTCATCTGGCCGCCCTGATAGCTGCCCTGATTGTCGCGCATTCCATAACGGCTGTACCTTCGCTGACCGAAGTTGCCGCCCTGCATCTGCTGCGCAATCTGTTCTCCCTTATGGTATAGTTCCTTGAACTCCTCCATAAACTCCATAAATTCTTGCATAACAATTCTACTTTAGATAATCCTTGACTTGCTTGATGTCGGCTGTGGTGATCTTCACGCCGCCGATGTCTCCCGCGATTAACTCACTCAGAAAACTGTGGGGAAAGTCAACACATATCTCGCCCCTTCCAACCTTGGCCTCGAATCCGTAGAACGAATAATCCGAGGGGTTCATCTCGTCAAGCATCGAACAGAGGGAATCAACCATCGAATCGCTGTCTATGTTCCCTTCTCTGTCGGCAAATAGCAGAAAGGCTGCATCCACACCCTCGTTTATCTTTCCGTCATATCGCGCCAAGATGTTTCCTGCGGCATTCTTCAGAAGAGCCCGTCCCGCGGCCTTGTTCGGCAGGAGATAGTCTATCTGAGCTCCGACCCAAGAAAGGGCTGCATCCTTGACCTTGCCCTTCAGTAAATTGATGTCAGTCGTCTTCATTTCTTCTTTCCTTTAGTCTTCAAGTAATCCTCGTATGTCAGGTGAGAGTACTTCTCAGTATATTCCTTGAACGTGTTGAGCTCTTCCTCCACCCTCTTCGATGCGGTGCTCTTGAGAACCTTGATTGTCGCAAGGTGATGCTCAAGAATCTTTCGTCCCTCTTCGGACTTCTCCACAATCGGTCTTATAGCCTTGAGCTGCAATGCGCCCACGTAGGTCATCAGCTCCTTGCTGCTGGCCTTGTATTCCTCGCTGTTCTCAAGCTCTGCGAACTCCGCTTCGGACATATTGGCCGTAATCATATCCACCTCGTCCCAGATGGGAGTCTGGCTTACCGCTTTGCCTTCGCTTTCCGCTTGGGCCTTCTCCGCAAGCTCTGCGAGCTGCTTCTTCCTCTGTTCGAGGAGGTACTGCTGCTGCTCGATGTCCTTGAACTGACTTGCGATGTCGGAGCTACCCCCGAGTAGGGGGTCTGCTCCTCCGAAATTAAAGTTGAAGTGTCCTGCCATCTCTGTTCAGAGTTAATCGGTTTCGAGTTAAGCGCCCGGCTCTGTTGCTGCAGCTGCCGCAGCAGCGGGAAACTGATAGCAACAGTTCTGGCCGATGACTCCAGTGACTGTAGGCGTGAGCGGAAGGGTGTTGACTCCCTCAATCATACGACACGTCTTGCGGTCAATGTAGTTCTTCAGCCAAGTGAAGTTCTTCTCAAGCTCGCACTGGATGAGCTTGTCCTGATAAGGGCGAACCGCTGAGTTCACTGCAACCGCGGATGCAATCTCGTTGATCTTTGCATTAGTCTCATCGTCCTTGTCCCTTGTGTACTTGTAGAGGGAGAAAAGCTCGTTGTTGATTCGCGCGTTTACTGCATCGAGGTTGTCGCGGTTGTCCTTGTAGAGACCGAACTTCTCCGCTACATCGACATCACGAGCCGCCTGAGCCGCCTGCATTGTACCGATCTTGAGACCGTAGATAGTGTTGGTGAGGGCAAGAACATCCTCACACTCCTTTGCATAGGTGTTGAATGTGCTGCATCCGCCACCAGTGTTCACAGTGACAGGATTGCTCGCGCCACCGCCTAGAATAGCTCCGATACCTCCTCTGCCGAGCAATGCAGCTCCGCCAAGAACTGTACCTACAATACCGAGTGCGAGACCTGCATCAGCACGTCCGCGCACGTTGCCACCACGATGATAGTTGTCGTCGTAGATGACTTCCTTCTCTTTCAGATAGGGTTCCATATAAAACAAAAATTAGGTGCAAGACTCCATTGTCTTACACTTGCAAAGTTGGGTTATGCGAAACTCTAAATAAAGGACTTTAATCCTCTGATTCTCTTAGCTTTCTCTTCACTTTCTCGAAGTATATTCCAAGCATTCTCCGGCTGTCCTTCCTGTCGTTGAAGTTCTGGATGAACGGCATTACGCATCGAGGGCATATCCCGGACATCACGGCAATCTGCGCCGGGTAGAATCCGTAGTCATAAAGGATATACAGGAGGAGCGCCCTTGCATCCACCACCTCTTCTCTCTTGTTGCCAGACAGAATCAGCGTTCTGTCTATCTCGGTCTCTTCCTCTATGAGGGAAAGAACCTTGTTGAATGTCTCTTGCTTTCCCATTTCTCATTATTGGTTTCTCAGCGCATTAAGAAAAATTGTGCCAAATAAAAAAGGGAGAAACACCAATGTGTTCTCCCTTCTCAAACTGTCACGAAATAGCCTATTCAATCATCTTGAATTTCGTTCCGCACTTGGGGCAGATAAATGCTCCCACTTCCGGCTCTGGCCCTTTGATTTCTTTGCTCAATTCGTTCGGGTCTTTAAGAAGCATCCAAGTCTCCACGCCTAATGCGTCTGCGATATTGTCAAGGGTCTTTACTGGTGGGCTTTGTCTGCCAGCTACCATATTATTAATGGATTCTCGCACCATACCTACACGATTGGCAAGTTCTACCAATGTGATGCCTCTTTCGCTGCAAAGCTCTTTAATTCTTAATTGTGTCATAGATAAATCTTATTTAGTGTCGCAAAGGTAGTGAAATAAATGAAATTTCGCATAAAATGTGAGAAAATTGTTAAAAGTTAAATATTATTTCACAAAACTATTGTTTATATGATAAATTAGATTTATCTTTGCATCAACAAATAAGAAATGACATTTAACAATAACCTTAATACCTATATATTATGAAGAAGTCAGATTTACGCGCAATTATGCAGATGGCTTGGCAGTTCGTCAAGAGAAATGGTTTCACAATGGCTGAAGCTCTCAAGGCAGCTTGGCTTAATTTCAAGCTCAAGGCGGCTATGGCAGTAAGAATCGTCAAGTTCTACTTTCAGAAGGTTGACGGCTCAATCAGAGAGGCGTATGGCACTCTTAAGACTGATCTCGTGCCTGCGACAAGCGGTAATGACAATCGCCGCAAGAATGATACAGTGCAGACCTACTATGATACAGAGGTTCAGTCTTGGCGCTGTTTTAAGCGTGCAAATCTTCTCAGAATAGCATAAGTATAATCCCTAATCATATAAAGCTATGATACTACAGAACACAGAGGTCAGAGGCAATAGATTGCTTATCGACAGAGACGAGCTGATGCTGCAGCTCAACGTATGCCTTGACGTGCAGAACAAGGCGATGAACGAGAACGACTTCAACACTTGGCTGATTGCAGCCGGGCACATCGAGGCGATAAAAGATCTGCTGGCTTGCTTCGGGCCAGTGAAGGCAGAGAACTAACTAATAAAAAGATACGGCTATGGCAGTAAAGACAAGAACGGTGGGTAATTACCCGGCCACAACGAGAGAGAGTCTTGTGGCAAAGCTTGACAGCCTGAATGAGGCATATTCTCAGGCAAGGCAGAGACGTGACAACATCGCTTGCTACATTCTGATGGGGCATATAGATGTGACGAAAGAAATGATTAAAGAACTGGATAAATAGCACGATTATGAGCTCTTTTAAGACAAATATCTGGGGCTTCGACATTGAGGTCGAATACGAATACACACCCTATGATAGCGGTGACTATTTCACACCGCCTACACCCGAAGACATAGAGGTCTGTGAATACAGGTTTCTTGGCGAGCTGCCGGACTTCGAGAACGACGTTGACCAGAAGTGGCTTGAAGAGAAGATCGAAGAGGCTGCAATGGCACACGAAAGGGCTCAGAGACATCAAGAAAGATTGCTGAGGCCGTATCTTACAGCGAGAAGAATGCGAAAACGTGACTTTTAGTCAACTGTCACGACTTAAAAGCGCGTTTAGTACCGTATTTGCAATTTCAAAAGTAATTTTGAAGCATTACGTGGCGGGGTGGAGCAGTTGGTAGCTTACTTGCTTGGTTCGCAAGAGGTCGCAGGTTCGAAGCCTGCCCCCGCACCAAAGTTTTACACTTAAAATAAACACACAATGAAGATTTTGACACTTATCATCAAGCAGAAGTATTTCGATGAGATACTATCCGGCTCAAAGACTGTAGAAACGCGCGAAATCCGCCACAACAACTTCAAGAAGTATTGTGAGCTTGACGAAGATGGATATGCGAAATTTGACGAAGAAAATGGCGTTTTTGTACCACTTCAGTATGATGCTATCAGATTCTTTGTCGGCTACAACAAGGGCAGGGCGTCGGCTCTGGTAGAGGTGAAGGGCGCGAATATCGGCATCTTTGTCGATGAAGAGGGTAAAGAGATCGTATATGAGGCAAACGGTGAAGAGTTCATCGCATCATATATAGATTATGACCTAGGCAGGGTCATAGAAAAGAATGTTTAACCATTAAAATGTAAGCTGAACCAGAAGGAGAACTACATTTTCAACCAGCGGCTATCGCGGTGGCCGTCAGGCTTTCAGTCAGTATAGCGGTGGCCCTCTTGGCGCGGGTGGTCGCTACGTGACAAGAGATGGTATGTACCGTGAGGTGCGCAGAGGATTGGGACTGTCAGCAGGTTAATCGATGAACCCAATCGTATCAGCACAGAAGAGTATTGACCGAGTTCGTGATATAACGGATTCGGCGATACTCTTTTGTAGTTTCGGTAAAGATTCGCTTGTGTTGCTTGATTTGCTTTATCCGAGGTTCAATCGTCTTGTATGCGTGTTTATGTACTTCGTGAAGGACTTGGAGCATATCAACCGATGGATCAGATGGGCGCAGGCGAAATACCCGAAAGCAGAATTTGTCCAGGTTCCTCATTGGAATCTGACGTACATTCTTCGCAGTGGTCTGTACTGTGTGGCCAATCCCAAGGTGAAGATAATGAAGCTTGCTGATGTCGTCAAGTCTGTCAGACTGAAATACGGCATTGGCTATGTCTTCCTTGGGATGAAGAAGGCCGACGGTATGAACAGAAGGCTTATGCTGAATACATACGAGGTTGACGGCTGCTACGAGAATGCCGGGGTAGTCTATCCTCTTGCGGAATGGACGCAGAAGGACATCCTCGCGTATATGAAGCAGTGTGCTCTCCCAGAGCCTATAAGATACTCTTTGAAGGCATCTTCGGGAGTGGGATTCAATGAGGACTGTCTGCTATGGCTGCGAAACAACTGCCCGCAGGATTTGGAGAAGATTTACAAGGTCTTCCCGATGGCCGAAAGGGTATTATTTGAATACGATAGGAAACAAGAAGAGAAACAATAATTAGGAGGAAAGCTGAACTAGAAGGAAGAGCATCTCAGACATTGGAAACCAAGCCTTGAATCTGCTTGATAGGAGTATGGGGAATTACCAGCGTTCCGCAAGGATAGCAAGAACAATGAATAGGTATGTCCAGAATATCAGAAACTATGAGTATAGCAGAGCGCCACAGAATATTGGAAGAAATGCAAGATACCCTCGCTCGGTGTATATGGGTAACGCTAACGGATAAAAGGAGGTATTGAACCAGACGTAAGACAAGAGAACAAATCTACGCACAGGCAGAAAGGCTGAGCGATAGAAACTGGCGGAGAACCAACATTTGGGGTTCGGCAGCGGAAAGCCGAAGGGCTAAGGAGTCTCGTGACAGGCTCATTGCAAGGGCTGAGAGGAACGCACTCCGTCAGAGAGGATTCGGCAACGCTAACGGATAGGAGGACACAACGACCAGACGTAGAAAGACACAAGCACAGCTAGACGCTCAGTACGATAGATTGCTCGATGCGAACTACGAGAGCTATAGGGCGGGAACAAACAGACGTTATCTCAGCCGTGAGATGGGAATCAGAAACGCCTATATGAGGGCATCTGCAAATCTCGCAGCGAGAGCGGCAAGGGGTAATGCTAACGGATAGGAGGAACGCTGAACCAGACGGACCAAGAGCGCAAGAGATATATCTAGACAGGCTACAAGAATAGTCTTCCTAGGAAACGAAACGAGGGCAAGAAGGGCTATTGAAATTGCAGGAAGATATACAAGCAATATTGCAAGGGCGGGATATAGAACCCGTGATGGTATCTATGCCGCAACTCAGCAAGTGCCCCGCAGAGTTTATATGGGACTCAGTAACGGATAATAAACAAAAACACACAAGATATGGAACTGGAACTTTCAAAATACATACGCACAGAGTCGGTAGAACTCAAACGATCTGCCATCAAGTTTGCGGACTACAACCCACGAACCCTTGACGAAGAGGCGAAGAAGTCTCTCAAGAGGGGAATAAAGAAATTCGGACTCGTGGGAGGAGTGACCGTGAACAAGCGCACCGGATTCACAGTTGTCTCTGGACATCAGAGGCTCACTGTGATGGACGAGCTTCAGAAGTACGATCCAAAGACAATGGAGAACGACTACAAGGTGCGAGTGGACGTGACCGATGTGGATGAGAAGATGGAGAAGGAACTGAATATCTTGCTCAATAATCCTAATGCACAGGGACGCTGGGACTATGAGAAGCTTGCTCAGCTCATCCCGGACATCGACTACAAGGATGCTGGACTCACGGATGCAGACCTGAATATGATTGGTGTTGACTATCTCCTCCAGACTGAAGAAGAGAACAATATCGCCGATGCACTTGATGACCTTATGTCTCCTATCGTGGAAGAAAGAGAAGAAGCAAAGGCCGAGAGAGCAGCGGAAAGGGCATTGCAGCAGGAGATGGAGCGTGAAGCCAAGGTGCAGCATATGAAGGATGTGAAGCAGCAGGTGAAGGAAGCGGCAATCTCAAAGGCTGAGGAAATGGATGCGTATGTGATGCTGTCGTTCTCTTCGTGGAGTGCCAAGGCGGAGTTCTGCGAGAGATTCGGATACCCGGCAGAGATGAAGATCATCAAGGGAGAAGTCTTTGCGGAACAGGTGGAAAGGATAGAGTAGCAATAAAAAACAAACGCTGAACCAGAAGAATAGGACGAAATACGAGAAGGCTAGGAGCTAATCTTGGATTATCAGGATCAGATGCCGTGAGAGCTCGCGCAGACATAATGGTGGATACTATTGCGGAGAACGCATTCGCTAAGGGAAACACACGCGCAGCTCTAGCAAGAAGCTCAAGATACCAGAGGATGGTAAACAGAGCTGTATCAAATATGTTGGCAAATTCAAACGGATAGGAGGACACGACGACCAGAAGAAGAAATAAGACACCCCAGCAGGTGATGGCGCAGGCTTCAAGGCTTCAGAGAGAAGCGGAGGCTCGCTATGGCACGAGATTTACTTCGCGTAATGCCAGCATTGTCCAAGCTTATTCCAATGTAATGAGAAGGGCGACTGAGAGGGAAATAGCAAGAAGATTTGGTAACGCTAACGGATAGGAGGAAAGCAGAACCAGAAGAACAAAATCAAGCAGACAGATAGGCGAACAGTTCGCTAGGATTTGGAGCAACGCGGGAGCTAACGAGGGAAGAGTTCAGAGAGCTCTTTCTACACTAAACCGCTATAGAGCTAATGCGGCCCGTGCAGGCTATCAAGTAAGAGACGGAAGAGGCGCAACAAACGTGCAGATTCCTAGGAGAGTCTATATGGGATTATCTAACGGCTGATAGGAGGATATAACGACCAGAAGAAGGTAATCAATAGGGGATATTAACGCTCAAGCAGGTGCTATGCTCGCAAGCGCAACGGGAAGAAGGTATCAGACAATTCAGAGGATTTCTTCAACCTACCGAGATAACATAAATAGCTATCTAGGTAACTCCGTCGGATGGCCACGCAGAGCAAGTATAAGAGTACCGCGCGAGGTTTATACAAGAAATGCTGAGCAGAGAAGAAGGTTTGGAACTGGCTCGCAAGGACTCAGCAACGGATAATAATACGACAATATACAACCACTGCTCCTGTAAGTTGTACTTATAAGCAAATTACCTATGAAAAAGTAAGGTGCACAGTAAGGAGAATTAACAAGATAGCAATATGGCAAGACCAAAGAAATTTGACTACGATAGTGATGACTTCTATGACGAGATACTGGCCCTCGCAATGCAGGGACTCAATGACGCTGAGATAGCGGACGCTCTCGGAGATAGATTCGGAGTTTCACTCAGTCCAGAGGCGTTTTCTTCTATGAAGAATGGCGCTTATTCTAAGTGGAACGAAAAGGAGAACAAGCGACGTTCAGAGAGATTAGTTAAAGTCTTAGCGCGTGGAAGAAGAAAGACGACATCGTTAGTTCGTGGCGCATACCTAAAGGGGGCTCTAGGAGGCAAGAAAGTTAAGTCAAAGACGGTGGTCACAAGGAGGCTCAGAGTGGATGGCGTCTATACAGATGATGTGGAGATTCAGACATCGGAGACCGAGACGGAAATGCCATATAATATGCAGGCTCTTGCCACTTGGCTCTACCATCACGACCCGGAGTGGAGAAAGGTGCAGAGAAAACAAGATACTGAGGCAAGCGATGTCCCTACCGATGTGAAGAAGGGAATTGATATTGACGCTTGGATAAAGAAGGAAGTTGAACAAGGGTAAATGATAAGGACGCAGGAGATATACCATCCCCTCTACGAGAATAAGGACAAGTTCATCATTCTCGTGACGGGAGGACGCGGATCAGGGAAATCTTTCAATGCCGCGACATTCATCGAAAGGCTCACATTTGAGAAGTTCGGTGATATTGTGCATAAGATACTCTATACCCGATATACGATGACCTCCGCTCATATCTCCGTCATTCCTGAGATGACCGAGAAGATTGAGCTTGACGGCACTCAAAAATACTTCCACACTACAAAGGCAGATGTGGTGAACACGATGACTGGTTCTACCATTATGTTCCGAGGTTTGAAGACGTCATCGGGTTCGCAGACTGCGAAACTCAAGTCTATTCACGGAATTACGACATTCGTATGCGACGAGGCGGAGGAATGGGTGAGCGAGGTGGACTTTGAGAAGCTGATGCTCTCCATTCGTCAGAAAGGTATCCAGAACAGGGTAATCATCATTATGAACCCTACCGACTCCAACCACTTTATCTACAAGAGATACATAGAGAACACGCACGACCTTGTGGACTATGACGGGGTACAGGTTCAGGTGTCGAATCATCCCAACGTGCTCCACATTCATACCACATATCTTGACAATATAGACAATCTCTCTGATGAGTTTCTGAAGGAGGTTGAAGATATGAAGGTAAACAATCCTGAGAAGTACGCTCATACCGTGATGGGGAGATGGGCGGATGTCGCTGAAGGTGCGGTGTTCAAGAAGTGGGGAGTATGCGACAAGTTCCCTTCTCACGCAAAGAAGGTTGCGATTGGCTTGGACTTCGGTTACACTCAAGATCCATCTTCGGCAGTCAGATGTGGAATCGTGGACAACGACCTTTACATAGACGAGGTTTTCTATCAGCAGGGAATGCTTATCAGCGACCTTGCGAAAGGCTTGAACGAAGAGGGACTGTTCGTGTATGCAGACAGCGCAGACCCACGATTGATACAAGAGATAGCGAACAAGGGCATCATCATATATCCTGTGGCCAAGGGAGCTGGCTCCATCTTGGCCGGAATAGAGAAGATGAAGGACTTTGACAACATATTCATTACAAAGCGGTCATACAACGTGCAGAGGGAGTTCCGCAACTATGTATGGGCGAAGGATAAGGATGGTAATTACATAAATCAGCCAGAGGATAACAACAACCATAGTGTTGATGCCGTCCGCTATTATGTCAATGGATGTATCTTGGGACAGATAGTAGCTCCTAAGCACGTCAGCAAGGCGGACCTGGGTATATTTTAACAGATAGAAGGGATGACAAATTATTTACAGCAGATTCTGACTTACTTCCGCAATATGGCGCTCAATGCCGCAGGTGCGGACAGAGACCTATTGCAGTACATTCAGGATG